AGCGAAATTGGGTCTCTGTCAGCCTCTGTGGTAACGGTGGCAAGGGCTGACTCCGCGGCTTCTACTACCGCAACTTCAAATTCGTCAGTAATGCCTTCGCCACGCATGTTGTTTATTTCTTGCTGCAACATGTCCGGTGGCATTTTGCGGAATTGCACTACCTCGTTGCGTAACGCAATTGCTCGGGCATATTCCTGCCTTAGTTGATCGTTATCTGTAGCCTCAACGGCAACGCCAATTTCGTACATTCTTTCTTCTGTCGGGTCTCCGCCCGCAGAAAAAATGTCTACAATTTCGTCATCAATACGTCGGCTAAGCTGCGATACCTTGCCTTGCTGCTCCCTAGCTAAAGCCCCTTGCTCTGCACGCAACGACCGCAGCAACGTCCGGGTTTTTTGAACACCAAGCTCTGGCGGCGGGCTTTTTTCTAACTCCTCTATCCGCTGCTCTTGTGCTTCTACAGAATTTAATTCTTGAAAATCGCTACGAATTTGCGCTTCTGTTGCGTCTTCTCTTGTTTCTATTACGCGGCGAGATATAAAGTCCTCGTCGAACCCATAGTCCCGCATGTACTCTGTAAAGGCGTCCATCTGCTCAGCGACAATCTTGTCTCGCTGGTCAGTGTCTTCGGTAGCGGCCTGAATAATATCTTTTTGACGTTGGTCAATACCAACAAGCGCTCGGCCTTGAGCGTCTGCAATCTGACGTTTTTGGTATCGTTCCGCGTATTTGCCTAAAGAATTAGCAGCAACGCTATCTAAACGCGTGCGCAACATTGCAGCGCTTTCAGGCTCAAGGTCTGCTAGCGCAGACGGAAACCCGGTAAGAACGTCTTGTATTTGCGTTTCAAATTCTTCGTAAGGCGTGTCGTTAATATCCGCTTCTGAAAATAAACGACTAATTTCTGAGCGAGCATCAGTTTCTATCTCTGCGGATGCTACTCTAGTTGCAACTTCATAAGCAGCTTCTTGGCGCAAATCCAAAGGACCGCCTTCTTCGCTAATTTTTCTAAGCGTTGGGATAGCGCCGTTATCTTGAACCATTTGCGCGCCTTCAGTTTTGGCGCGGCGACGGTAATCTTCTTCAGCTTGCCGAAAAGCAAACTGAGAAACTCGATTCATTGCTTGCGATAAAGCCTGGCTAGTGCGCGCGGCTTCGGTCGCACCAACGGGCCTAATAGCCTTGATGTTTCCAAATCCGCTAGTGTTTGACCTTCTGAACCGCTCAATAGCCATTATTTACCCCTACCCGAAAACCGAAGAGAAACCGCCAGCTTGATCTACTTGAAAAGACATTGAGCCAAGCGAGCCAGCCGCCCCAATATAACCTTGGCGTTTTGCTTGTGATGCAGCCATGCTGTATTGCGCGGCTTGTTGGACGCCACTTTCGTTTGAAAGCACAGCGTTTTCTCGCGCGGTTTGATACTCTTCCCGGCCTAATCGCAAAGCATACCGCTCAAACGAAGCAGGTGTTCCGCTTGTTGGGTCAAGCCCTGCTGCGGATGCCCTTGCTCTTGTGGCAGAAATGTTTTCACGCAAACGACGCAAAGTTTGCAAACCTTGCTGACGATATTGAAGCGCCTGCTGTTTGCCTTGAATTTCTGCTTGTTTAGCTTGCGCCTCATAGGAACGCGCTTGGTCTTTGCCTGCTTGGATTTTGCCAGCAGCACTAATAACTGAAGAAGCTGCACCGATTGCTAGTTTTATTGACATTTTACTGCCCCGTCGATAGTTTGTAGTCCAGCGCCAAAACCGTCATAGGCAGCGGGACTGATTGACTAATTGTAATCTTTCCTTCATCTACAAAGCCAAGCAACGGCCCGGACGTTTTGACGCCAGTAAATGGCTCAATCGGAATATCCAGGTTGTCGTTGCCAAACTGACGAAATGCCACCTGCTCGCCGTTAACCGTGACGGCAGACGACTCAAAGTGTTCGCTGTTAATTTCAAGGATGCGCTTCTTAAAGCCACGGATTGGGCCTGACCGAAGCTGTGGCTCAGCCGGAAGCGTTTCTGCAATAGGCGTGTAGTTAAGCCCAACCTGAAACGACTCGGTTGCCTCGCTGTCTAGCGTAACTTCACCAGACGAAACCGTTTTGTCCGCCTCAACAATCCCATCGCGGATAACTTTAATAGATTTATTTTCTAAAAATGATAGCCCGGTCACAATCGTTGCGGTTGTGCCTTTTTTGGCGCAATCGAGCGTAAGCGTGTCGTCAAATATCTCAACGTAGTAACGATCTACCCCATCAATGTTTCGCTTAACAATTGCGTAGGTATCCGAAATATCTACGCCAATGCCAATAAACTCGCCGTCAGTTACCCACTGTGTAGCCGCAACCAACTCCTGTGAGCGCAGCAACGTATAGCAAGCAATCGAGCCATCGTCTGAGTTAACTACAAGCAGCCGGTTGCCTTCGTCAGTAGAGGTAGCGTTACGCACGGCCATGTCTGAGGGCGAGCGCAGGAGATGCGATGAGAGCAACGAAATCTTTGTAGAGACGTAACCATTAACCGTGTCGCTAAAAATGAACTCAGCAAGCGCTTTGCCCTGTCTCTGGACGAACACGGTGGCGCCATCAACGTTAATTACGCGAATACCAGGGCGTGAGCCGTTAGATGTCTGTTCCTGCACCGCAAGAGTAGATGGAGTAATCGGGTCGCCTAACGTCTGCGGAATATAAAACTCAGCGCCCGTGGTAAATACCTGTAGGTTACGCCCAGCATACAAGTCGATAATGGCGTTAAACCTGCCAGTATCTAGCGTGGCCTCTAGCGCTGCGTCATCAAGTGACTCACCTGGGTCAAAGTTAAAGAAGTCTGCGACCCTGCTGCCCCACAAAGTTGATGGGCGTGATTGCGAGCCACCAAAATACAGCCGGCCTTCGTAAAACACCGCCGAGCGAGGCCAACCGCGTGTGTTAGACCAAGTGTCTTCGTAGCCTTCTTCTAACTCCCAGTTGCCTGAGTCAACCTGCGAGTCGTCAAACAGCGGCACTTCACCAAATGCTTTTATAGTTGTCGAGTTAACAAACTCAATTACGCGAAGCCTTCCTTGCGGCGTAACGTTTATATATTGGTTTAGATAACCGGAGTCAAATACACCCGAAGAGGCCGTGACTGTAATGTTACCGTCCGGTTGGTCAAAATTTAGGTTTGCATCCGGGTTGCTAAACGACAACGTAAACGCAAACTTAGGAATAAACGAAAAGTCTAAGTCTGAAATTGTCCACGAGGAGTCTGTTGCGCCGCGCAAAATGCGCTGTGGCTGCATGTTTTCTTGAGAAATAATTAAGGTGTCAGCAGATTGCGCCCAGCACATGGTTGGGATAACTGAGTCGGTAATCTTTGGCACTGACAGAAAGTCATTGCCTGTGCCGTTAATGTCTGTGATTTGCACGCCGTCTTTGAAGACAAACATTTTCTGGTCAACAAAAATCAGCATGTAGCTGTCGTCAACTGAGAACTCAAACTGCACAGTGCGCACAGCATCCCCCGCGGCTGCGGGCAACTCTGCAATAAACCGGGTGCCATCGCGGCGTTGAAATCCGCCTTGTGGCTGCACGACAATGTTTTGTCCGGTCTCTAGGCCGTTGTAGTATTGCTTTAGATCAATACGCGCGCGCAGCTTCGGGTCTAACTCACCTGAAGTAAAGTTGGTCTGCACACGGATTATGCGGCTCATCCGCGCACCGCAATTAGCGGGAAGTCCTCAATGCGCTCAACCGACTTGCTGCCGCCGTCAATGTTCATGGCTACCCGCATGTAACCACCGCGACGGTTTTCGGATGGGGTTCCGTAAGCCTTGCGCTCAAAATACTCAGCTTTAGTTAACTGGTCAGTCACCGCCTCAGCAATCTCAGACGCCATAGCGTATTTAAGCAACTGCACAAAGTAGGTAGGCAGCAATGACTCGCCGGGGGCAAACTGGTAGTCCACCCAAATATCTTCTTCGTTGGTCTGTAGCTTAGACCCGATAATCTCCCAGCCGTGGGAGATAGGACGAATGCCAGGGTTGCTTGAGTTAAACACGGCCTTTACCCCCGCAAGGGTGTCACCGGGCAACTGGTATAGATATTTCCATTCGCTTACAGGCGTCTCAGTAAGACGAGCAAGCTGAACCTTCTTGATTGACCACGACCAAGGGTAGGCCGAGATAATCGAATCTTTCAAATCATCGTAAATCCGGTCGCAAATCTGCGCCGCGTCTGTGCCTTCTGAAAACGACGAAAGAGGCGAAGCCCCCAGTAGGATTAGTGCATCCGAACAAATAGATAGCTTGGTGTCGCCAGAAGCCATGAGTCACCTCAGAGAATTGGCCCCCCGAAGGGGGCCGATTCATTTAGTCGCTGTCGGTAGCGGTGACGGTCAGCCCGTCAGTCACGTCAACAACGCCGCCAGTGTTGCTAGCAACAAAAACAAGGGCAACACCACCTGAGTGAGCAACGAAAATTAGATCGTTAACCTCAAGCGTGTCGGCCAGGTCGTTGAAGTAGCCAGCGGTATTTACGTCAGCAATGGCATCGGTAGTTGCGTAGGTGTAAAGCGCAGGCGCATTGCCCCGCTTCGACGCACCGATGTTTGCCCAACCATCTGTACTAAAAGCCATGGTTCAAATCTCCTTATGATTCGCGGCAGGTCAGCTTGACGATGCCTTCATCGTCGATAGCCACTGCGCCAGCCGAGAACATTGACGCCACCAAGAAGGAAGTCTTCTCAGCGATGTAGTCAACGCGGGAGGTCTGGTTCATGCCAATGCCAAGGCCAACGGCGTCACGATGGAACGCATAAAGCGTGCGATCGTTTGAGCCATCAACCGGAAGGCCGCCTTCGTCACGATCACCAAAGGTAATGAAACGGAAGCCCATGAACGTGTTGATCTCGCCGGTGACAAGCGCGCGGACAGTGTTGAAGTCAGCCGAAGTAACTTCGGTCTCACCCAGCAAAGCCTGCAAACTGTTGGCGTGAAGCAGGAGATTCCGGCCTTCCATTGGCACGTTGTTCGTGTCGAGGAGGTTCTTCGTCTCGCGCAGCTTCTCAATGTTGAGATTGCTGTCCGTGCCACCAATGTCGTTATCGACCGTAGCGGTTGTGCCAGAAGCGTCGAGCGCGTCCAAGCAAACCTGATCCATGCGACGGGCGATGGCGCCGGAGACAACCTGAACAAGCTCTTGGCGCTCGTTAAAGTTGACTTTCTGCTGGTTGAAAATGTCCGAATACTCCGCAGCGATGTAGTCTTCCATCGTCGCAGTAACCTGCGAGTAGGAAACATTCAGCGGGGTAACGTCGGTCTGCGGCACGCGAACAGTCGCCGAGCCCTTACCAATCTTCGGGAACTTAACGGTTGAGCCTTCGACCCCAGTCCGCTCGCGGGTAACACCGGCCAGGAGACGCTGTCCCTGGTACGCCTGTTTTACCTCTGAGTCGAAGAGGGTAACAAAGGCATTTGAAATCTGTACTGCCATTGTACTTTCTCCAAGTTTACTA